AAACATCATATATAGGTGTATAATTTTGTATATCATTTAAATATAACTCTTTTTCTAAATACGGAAAGACCACATTTTTATTTTTTCTATAAAATATAGGATCCATATTAAACAAACATAAAATTATCTAAATATTTTAACTTATATATATGCGTTTTTAAAATCTTTTTTTTCTCTAATATTTAGAGTATGACTTTAGAACTTAAAAAATTTGATATGAAAACAATAAGTTTCAAACCTAATGAAAATAAAGGCCCTGTTATCGTTTTAATTGGACGCCGTGATACCGGTAAAAGTTTTTTAGTCAGAGATTTATTGTTTCATCATCAAGATATACCAATAGGAACTGTTATATCAGGAACAGAAGCAGGTAATCAATTTTATGGAAGTCATATACCAAAACTATTTATTCATGAAGAGTATAATACTGCTATTATTGAAAATATATTAAAAAGACAAAAAACTGTTATGAAACAAATAAATAAAGATCAAAGTGCTTATGGACGTTCAAATATAGATCCTAGAGCTTTTGTAATATTGGATGATTGTTTATATGATGCTGGATGGACCAAAGATAAACTAATGAGATTACTTTTTATGAATGGAAGACATTGGAAAATAATGTTAGTTATAACTATGCAATATCCATTAGGTATTCCACCTAATTTACGTACTAATATTGATTTTGTTTTTATACTTAGAGAACCTTATATATCTAATCGTAAAAGAATATATGATAATTATGCAGGAATGTTCCCAACATTTGAATCCTTTTGTCAAGTTATGGACCAATGTACTGAAAATTATGAATGCTTAGTAATTAATAATAATGCAAAAACTAATAACTTGACAGAGCAAATATTTTGGTATAAGGCCGAAAGCAGAAAAGAATTTAAATTAGGCTCAAGAGAATTTTGGGAAATGTCAAAAGATCTTAACTCAGACGATGAAGAAGAACAATATGATCCAAATAACAATAGAAGAAAAAGTGCTGGACCAAAAATTAATGTTAGAAAAACTAGATGGTAAGTATTATATTAAATATTATTTTATAGTTTTATAAAATAATATTTAATGAACGATTGGTTCAATATAACAGACGTTAGTGATAATATAATTATAACTTTTAATCACACAACTACAGATAAAGATTTTGACTATTATTTGGACTATTATAAAAATATATATAATTCAAATAAAAATGTTAGAGTAGTTTTTGATTGTAGAAACATTATTTACATATCCATAAAAAATATTTATAAAAAAATAGTTTTGATGAAAATAATGCAACCTATACATCAAAGATATTTAGATAAATTTTATATCATTGTATCAAGTGAGTATATGAAGTCAATTATAAATTTTGCATTTTCTGTTGTAAAACCTGTGAGTGAGTATGAAATTTTAGACACTCTTCCGTCTGGTTTTACCTGATGGTTTTCTCTTATTTCTAGTGTTTCTTTTTTTGCCGCCGCCGCTCCCGGTGCCGACACCGGGAGCGGCGCCGTCGGCACCGGGAGCGGCGGTGTCGGCACCGGGAGCGGCGCCGTCGGCACCGGGAGCCGGGCTGGGAGCCGGGCTGGGAGCCGGGCTGGGAGCCGCCGCCGGGTTCGCGGCCGCCTTCGCCGCCTCCTCCGCCTTGGCATCGGCCTTTGCCTTTGCCTCTGCTTTAATTCTAGCACCAGCTTTTTCTGCCTCTTCGAGCGCCGCGCCGCGCACTCCTGCCTGAGCTAATTTTATCTTTCTATTATTCTCTTTCTCGAGCGCTTCTTCGACAAGCTTGCGCGCCTCTTCTTCTTTTGTTTTCTTATCTTCTTCTGGGTCCTTTTTTTTTCTCTCTTCTACCTTAAACTCATTTACTTTTTTATTTATAAAATTTTTTTTTTCTTTATCATCAGGATCGTTATAATATTCTTCTAGAGCTTTTTCTCTAAATCTCATATCTTTATTATGTTCTTCTAAATTTTTTTTTGCACTGGTTAATTCAGCTTCTTTTTTACTTTTATTCTCTTGATTAGGTTTCTTTAGATCTTTTTCCAATTGAGCAACTTCATACTCTAAGTCATTTTTAAATTTAACATCTTTTTCCATAGCTTCTCTATCTTCTACTTGATTTACTAATTTTAACTGAATTATTAGCAATTCGATATGAGCATCATCCTCTAGTTCATCTGTATAAGTTTCCATAAATTTTTTTTCTAACTCGCTATCATCTACTTTAATTGGTCCAGTTTTAGCTTTAAATTTTTTAACTCTTCTTTTAATTTTATCTAAAGTAGCCAATTTATATTCCTTAGTTAGTAAATCCTCCTTAGAATCTTTAGTTATCATCTCTAAAGTTGATGTAGGAATAACATCAAATACATCAACAAAACTTCCTCTGGGTAATTTTGAAAAACTAAAAATTTCTTCTTTTTTTTTTGGTGCTGTTGCATTACCTATAATATATTTTATCTTCACATTATTAGAACTAATTGCTTTAATACTAGGAGCATCCTTGTCTGCTTCTCTTATTTCAGCATTCACAATTGGCTCAACTGATGTACCTCCGTCAAATATATATTTATTTATTATAGCTTTTGAATTATTTTCACCACCAAAAAATTCTAATGCTTTACTTTTTCTTTTAAGTTGTGCTAATTTTTCTCTTGATAATGACATATATATATATATATATAGAAACAAACTATATATACACATTTAAACTATATATTTTCATCTTTCAAAAAGCTCATGTTTAACTTCATCTAAGGTCATTGCTCCTTGTTCTTTGAATACATTTTCTTGCGTATTTAATTCTGAAACACCAACTAATTTTCCTTGTTCATTAATACTCTGTGTTAATTTATTTCCAGTTTCTTTTGCCAATTCTATATTTTCTTCAATGGCTTTTTTCTTACTATCTTTAACACGTTGTTCAAAATAATCTTTAGCTTTATCTTCATTTTCTTTCTTTTTAGCCATTAAAGAATTTAATTCATCTTCTAAATATTCAACTCTACCTGTTTTATAAGCATCTGGTTCCCATGGCATCCATAAGCCAACTGGACCAACAAAAACATCAAAATTAGGATCTATTTCTCTAAGTTGTCTAGCTCGCATTTCAGCTTCTTTTTGAGTAGGAAACGTTCCTCGAATTTTAATACCTCTAGTAGATGTTTGAAAGTTGTTTTTCTCGTTAAATTGATTTTCTAATCTTTCTTCATTGTTATCTAAAAATGTTTTATATTCATCAAATACAGAATTATCGTAAAGTTTAGAGTTTTCTTCTTTGCAAAACTCTGTTAAATCTTCTGATAACATTTTAAAATCAAGATTATATTTATAAGAAATAAAATTAACAAATTGATTAAATTTTTCGAGAGATTTATTTAAATCCCATGATTTTAGGAATTCTTCAAAATAATATGCTTCCTTTTTCTCAACAATCTTCTCAGGTGATACAAAAGATATACAAACGAATTTCTGATTTGCTATAGGTTTGTCTTCATCTAGTAAATCAACATGTTTTTTCTCTGTATACTCAGCCATATATAATTAACTTTAGGTAAATATTTAAGTATTAATTTAGTAAAATATTTTTTTCTTGATATTAATTATAATGAACGTTAACATGGGAGAATTTGTTAAAAGAGCTATTAAGTATTTAGTAGAAGGTCTTATGATTGCTATTGCGTGCTATATATTACCTAAGTCAAGAATGAAACCTGATGAAATTGCACTAATTGCATTAACAGGTGCTGCTACATTCTTAATTCTTGACACATATGTACCTAGTGTAGCAGGAAGTGCTAGAATGGGTGCTGGATTCGGTATTGGCGGCAACCTTGTTGGTTTCCCTCGTTAAGTAGTTGATTTATAAACAAATGATTAATAATATTTGTTTATAATAAAATGAGAACAAGAAAAAATTGTTATATTTACAAGAGCTGTCGACATGTTCCATGTGGTGCATCTATGAATAATTGTAATCCAGCATATTGTTTTCCAAAATCAAAAACCGAAAAATACACCTCTCGGAATTGGAGTAAATGCAATATCGATAAAAAATATTGTTTAAGCGAAAAAGATTGTCGATTAAGGAAAACTTTTAAAACGAAAAATACTGTAGATGCTTTAGAACTACATAGGAAAATGCCGTATATATGGCGTTTTCTTAAACCTAAAACCAGAAAACACATGATTGAATTAGCTAATAAAAAAGTGCGAGAGATTGATATACCTTTCAGTATTTTTCCTGATTACGACGAAGGATTAAATAAAAAGAAAAGGAAGGAAATGATGAAATTAAGAAAGAAATATAAAGATATTTAGATAGTTGGTATAAATTGCCAACCAAGTTCAGCACATATTTTTTTCCATATTTCATCTTGTTCAATTCTTTTTTCTCTGTCTTTGAGCATGGGAAAATATGGCAAGAATTCTTCTTCATCTAGTAACTCACATAGTTTATAAATAGTATAATAATAATTTAAGAAATTAACTCTGTCACCAGGACAATACTTGGCATATGGATGCTGGATGTCCATAAATAAATTACATAATTTATCTTCCAATTCAGGTGTCATTACAGGTGGTTTAATACCTAGTTTATCTTTAATAAAAGGTATATGTTCATAGAATTTATTATAACCAAGTTTTTTTAAAATATCTTTGGCTTGTTTATTATTTAAATCAGCTATATTAGTTCTTTCTTTCTGAATTTGTAATTTTATATTTTCAATAATTTCATCTGGAATTTGAGTAGTCTCTTTAGCTTGAAATTGTGCTAATATTTCTCTGAAATGATTAATTCTTTTATATGCATAAAAACATACTTCTTTAGGAGGCTCTTTGTATGAAGGTTTTTCGTTTTCTATTAAATATTTTAATTGTTTAGCACACGTGTGATTATTACATATTACCACTCCTTCATATTCAACTGGTATTAATTCTCCATTCTTACAATTAGGACATATATTGGATTGTTGTATACATTTATCTATATCAATATATTTATCATCAATATTTGAAAAATATTTTGAAATATTTTCATTACTATTTTGCTTAATATTATTAGTAGATGTTTTAATAAAAAAGTTATCTACAAGTTTAGTTTTATTTACACCCTCTGA